GTCCGTTCGTGTTCCACGCGGAACGCGTCTGCGTGCGCGCACCGCGAGGTGACCCATGTTCGTACTCGGCAGACGATCCAAGCAGCGCCTGCGTGGCGTGCATCCCGACCTCGAGGCCGTGGTGACACACGCCATCACGCTGACCCCGGTCGACTTCACCGTGCTCGAGGGCCTGCGCGACGTGGCACGCCAGCGCCAGCTCGTGGACGCCGGGGCCTCGCGCACGATGCGCAGCCGCCACCTGACTGGGCACGCGGTGGACCTCGGCGCATGGGTCGGCGGCACGGTGTCGTGGGACTGGCCGCTGTACCACCGCATCGCGCAGGCCATGTTCGACGCCGCCGACGATCTCGGCGTTGCCATGCGCTGGGGCGGCAACTGGGGCGAGAAGTACACCAAGCAACTGGCGAGCTTCGCCGACGGCCCGCACTACGAGCTGGCGCGTCGCGTGTATCCAGGCGACGTGATGTGGCCGGAAAACCCGCGCAACAAGGTGGTGACAGCATGAACATCCGACGCTGCGCCCTCGCCCTGCTACTCGCGATCTCCACGCCCACCCTGGCGCACCACGACCTCAGCCACAACGTCATCGCAATCGGCGTCGAAACGCAGATCCCCGCCGAGTCCATGGCCTGCGACACCGAGGATGCGGCGGAACTGATCACGACCGCACACCGCGAGCGCGGCCTCGAGGTGGCGATGGCGGTGATCAGGCAGCTCCAGGCCACCCCATCACAGGTGGCTGCAGGCGAGGGCCTGTGCGGTGCTGTGCTGGGGCACATGACGGTGCACGAGCAGCTCGCCGCGGAGATCCTCCCCGGCTCCACGGGCGTCATCTACCTGGTCAGGATGGCGTTGCGCGAGCACCCCGGCAGGGTCTATTACGCGCTGATCAGTGTCGATGACATCTTGCCGGCGAGTCGGGCCGACGAACTGACGGCGGAGCCGGCCTGACCTTGCGTCACGCACCGAATCCAGGCTGTCGCGATGCGATCCTCGAATTGCTGGAGGCGACAGGTCGCCCGATGAAAGCGCGCGAGATCGTCAACGCGTTGGCGGGGAAGTGGCCCCAAAATTCAGTGTTCGGCTGGTTGTCTCAGATGCGCAATGTCGGCGATTTGCGCCGCGACGTGCCCGGTGGTCCGTACCGCGCGCGACAGATGGCGCCATAGGCGCGTGAGCCCGAAGGATCCCGAGCGCCATGATGGAACTGCTTGCCGACACGCTGCGCGACACCAGCCTGATCGAGTGGTGGGTGATGATGGTTCTGCCCATGTTGGGAGGTTTCTCGTTTACGCAGTGGTGGAAGGTGCGCGCGCGCCGGCGCACCGGGGAAAAGCCGCGCAACCATGAGACGGTATTCGTCGCGACCCTGGCCTGCACCGTGCTGTCCACCGTCGTGCAAGGGCTCACCGAGGCTCGTAGCTGGCCGGCAGCGCTGGGTGTCGGGCTGGCCATCGGCCCTGCGGCTCCGCTGCTGTTCGTGCTCGTCACCCGCTTGGCACCGGAACGCATCGCCCGAGCAATGCGCGGCGGCCGTGGGCCGTGGCGTGCCGGCGGCGCATGGACCGAGGCCGAGCGGAAACGACTGCTGCACGACACGCTGTACGGCGACGACGACACGGATCTACTCGCGAAGCTGCGCGCCGCGCGCGAGCAGCATGAGCGCGAGCGCCGCGCGCAGCGTGAGAGTTCAGATGGCCGACACTGAGCGGCTGGACCCGCCCGAGCAGACGACGCAGATCAATGCACAGAGCCTGCAAGCGGCGATCCTGCGAGATCTGGAGGCGCGCATCCTCGACATCATCTGTATTGCGCTGACACCGCGCTTCTCGATCGCGCTGGCGGTCCTGGTGATCTTGGGCATCACCCAGGCCGTGATCGTCAATTCCTGGATCGCCGAACTGCGTACCGAAGTATCGACAAAGAGCGCGGCGGTAGACAGTGCGATGAAACAAATCTCGGCGCTCGAGTCCGATGTTGTCCGCAAAGGTCAGCTCGAGATGCTGGAGCGGCAGGTCGCGGAGATGGGCAAAGCCGCGGGTGCATTGAACGCCACCGTCTACGAAGTCAGACGCCAGCAGGAGCAACTCGGCACGAACATCGCGACCGTCTCGGCGCTCACGCTATCCGTGCAGAGCAAGGTCGGGGAGGAGCAGGACGCCCGCCGCGATCTGACGGAGGAGATCAAGGGCCTAGCCGCGCAGTTGCGGGCGGGCCGAGAACCGGCGCAGTGAGCAGCGTCGTCGATCTCGCCAAGCTCTCGCACGCGCCATCACCCGGCGTTGTCGATGCGCTCGAGCAGCTACTGGAGAGCGCGAAGCGCGGAGAGATCCGAGGGCTGGCCGCGGTGACGTCCTGCGTCAGCGGTGAGGCCGGCACGGTCCACTGTCTCGGTGAGGGGTCGAACGTGTTCGTCCTGCTCGGCGGGCTTCGGCTGTTGGAGCGCGAGATTCTGGAGGCGCAGATCCAGCCATGGTGTGACCAGTGAAAGCGAAGTTGTAACGACGAAGGAGAAGCGTATGCACAAGATCATCATCATCGCCGGCATCGCGCTGCTCGCCGGCTGCCAGGCGCTCAACCAGAGCACGGACCGTCTGGCGGATGCGGTCAACGCCTACTGCGACAACACCGCCCCCGAGGTGCGCGCGATGACCCGGCGCGAGATCAATGCCCGCCTGGAGAGTCGCGGCCGCTCCATCGTGGTCGAGTGCGGGCGCTGAGACCGGCGTGAGTAGCGTCAGATGACCAAGGCGCTGCCGCGTCATCACTCCATGCAGCATCCCCTGCACCCCGGCACGTTCACCGCACAGGCGCGCCAGGACAGCACGAGCAACCTCAAGCCCAACGGTGGGCAGGCAACCACCACGAACCGCGGGCGGCTCTCGGCGCGGTTCCTGCGTGACTTCCACAACCACTGGGCGACCTACGGCCGGCAGGCCATCCATCGGTTCTACACCGACGACCCGGCCGGCTACTGCCGTCTGGCCGGCAGCCTGATCCCGAAGCACATCGATGTCCGCAGCGGCGGCCTCGACGAGTTCAAGCGGATGTCCAGCGACGAAATCCGCGCACTGATGCGCGAGGCCGTGCGCGACGCGCTGACCGAGCAGGGCACCACGATCGATGGAGAGCATGAGTACATCGTCGACGAACAGCTCACCCTCCTCTGTGGACCTATTGCGGCCGAAGCTCGCGGTGCTGACCCCGGGCCAGCGCATGGCGATGCTGAGGCGGCTGCACCTCGAGGCATTGACCCGGGAGACGCTGGAGACTGACTTCGCCGCCTTCACCAAGGCGGCATGGCCGATCATCGAGGGCAACAAGCGCCTGGACTGGAACTGGCACCTCGACGCCATGGGCGAGTACCTGCTGGCGTTGAGGCGGCGCGAGATCACCCGGCTGGTGATCAACATCCCCTACCGCTGCATGAAGTCGACGACATGCACGGTGTGCTTTGAGCCCTGGGTCTGGACGACCGATCCGTCGCACCAGTTCCTCACGCTCTCGCATAAGGAGGATCTGGCCACCCGCGACTCGATCAAGAGCCGCAACGTGATCCGCTCGGAGTGGTACCAGGAGCACTGGGGGCACCTGGTGAGGATGACGGACGACACCGACACCAAGGACCGGTACGCGAACAAGGCCGGCGGCTACCGCTTGGCGATGGGCTTCCGGGCCGGCGGGTCTGGTGAAGGCGGCGACACCATCGTCATCGATGACCCCCACGACGCCGAGAAGGCGCAGTCCGACGTCGAGCGTCTCGGTGATCTGGACCGCTACGACCAGCGCTGGGCGTCGCGCCTGAACGAGCCGTCCACCGGCGCCATCCTGGTGGTGATGCAGCGCCTGCACCAGAAGGATCTGTGCGGGCACATCCTCAACGATGCCGACGAGCACTGGGAACACCTCGTCCTCCCGATGGAATACGAGGGCCCGCGCTACGTCTCCGTGGTCGGTCCGCGCGGCGCCGATCCGCGCAAGAAGATCGGCGAGCTGCTGTGGCCGTCGCGCTTCAGCGCCGATGTCGTGAAGGCGCACAAGGCGCGCTTGGGCGAGTACGGCGCATCGGGTCAGCTCCAGCAGCGCCCGGCCCCGGCCGGCGGCGGTGTGCTGAAGAAGCAGTGGTGGCGCAAATGGCCCGAGGGCAAGCCGCTGCCGACGTGCGAGTTCGTCATGCAGTCCTACGACACCGCCTACGAAGAGCGCGAGATGGACAACCTGTCCTACTCGGCGCGCACGACCTGGGGGATCTGGTGGGACGAGCAGACCGGGCTGCACCGTGTGCTGCTGCTCGAGGCATGGCGGGACCGCATCGACTACGTCGATCTGCGCCGCATGGCGAAGAAGGACTACCAGGAGTGGAAGCCCGACCTCGTGCTCATCGAAAAGAAGGCCAGCGGTAATTCGCTGATCCAGGACATGCGCCGCGCCGGCATTCCGGTGCATCCCTACTCGCCGGACAAGTCGAAGCTGGCCCGGGCCTACGCCGCGCAGCCGATGCTCGAATCCGGCTTCGTCTACTACCCGGACCGCAAATGGGCCGAGGCGCTGATCGATGACGTCGCCATGTTTCCCAAGGGCGAGTCCAGCGACTGGACCGACACCATGACCCAGGCACTGCTCTGGTATCACCGCCGCTTCATCTTGCGGCTCGAAGACGAGGAGGGTTTGGAAAGCGATGTCCGCGGCAATCACAGCACCGCCAAGCGCTCCCCGGCGTATGGGTAATCGGTAAATGGCAGCAGTCCCGCAGCAGTTGTTCGATGACGACGATGATGTCGGCATCGATCCGGAACAGTTCGCGACCATCGAGCGCCTGATCGAGGGCGGCGACGAGGATCTGCTCACCGAGGAGGAGCTGCGCGTCCTGCAGATGCACTTCGCCAGCGGTGTGCCGGCGAGCGAACACGGCGCGAACCTCGCCGAGCACCTGGACGGGCCGGCGCTGGCCGCGATCGCGCAGGACGTCTGCCAGTGGTACGAGGATGACCTGTCCTCGCTCTCGGAGTGGCGTGAGCGGGAACAGCGCGGCATGCGGGCGCTGGGGGTGTCGCCGAATGTGGACGGAGGCGCCGCGTTCGAGGGCGCCTCCACCGTCGTGCATCCGATGCTGGCCGAGGCCGTGATCCAGTTCAACGCCCGCACCATGGGCGAGGTCTGGCCGGCCGAGGGCCCGGTGCGGACCAAGATCGTGGGGGAAGCCGATCGGGAACGCCGGGAACAGTCGCAGCGCGTCGCCGATTACCTGAACTACCTCTACACGACCGAGATGCCGGACGCCTACGACGAAGAGGATCGGTTGACGTTCCGGTTGCCGCTGTCCGGTTCGATGTTCAAGAAGTTTGGATGGGACCCGGACTACGGGCAGTTCCGCTGCTGGGCGATCGAGCCATCGCACTTGGTGGTGCCGTACTCGGCGACGAGCCTGCTGACCACGCCGCGCTACACCGAGGTCATCTACATGCAGCACCGCGACGTGCTGCGCCGGATGCGCGACGGCTACTACATGCAGGTGCCGTTGCAGCCGCGTGAGGAAGGCTTCGGGCGCACCGAGCTCGATGATGAGATGGATGCCGTCGAGGGCCGGACGCAGTCCTCCACGCATGATGATGACGAGCGTCATACGATCCTGGAGTGCAACGCCTACTACGATCTGCCCGGCTTCGAGGACATCAACCCGAGGACCGGCGAGCTCAGCGAGATCGGGCTGCCCTATCTGCTGACCATCGACTATGACTCGCAGGAAGTGCTTGCCGTGCGCCGCAACTGGCGCGAGCAGGATCGTCGCCAGCATCGCCGGGTCTGGCACATCCACAAGAAGTTCTTTCCCGGCTTCGGCTTCTACGGCTTCGGGCTGTACCACCTCGCCGGCGGCCTGGCCGACTCCGCGACCGGCGCGCTGCGGGCGCTGCTGGACTCGGCACAGTTCAGCAACCTGCAAGGCGGGTTCCGCTCGCGCGACATGCGCCTGGCCGGCAGCCGCGACATGGCGAAGAATCCGGCCGCGCCCGGGGAGTGGATCGAGGTCGAAGCGCCGGCCGAGGACATCGCCAAGGGCTTCCATCCCCACAAGTACGGCGAGCCCAGCGAGGTGCTGCTGACGCTGCTCGGCGTGCTCGACGAGAAGGGGCAGCGGTTGCTGTCCACCACCGAGGCGATGGTCGGCGAGTTCAAGGCCAACATGCCGGTCGGCACCACGCTGGCGCTGATCGAGCAGGGCTCGCGGGTCTACAGCGGCATCCACAAGCGGATGCACGAGGCGAACGCGCAGGAGTACCGGCTGGTCGGCGAGTTGGTCGGCGAATACCTGCCACGTGATGCCTACCCCTACGAGATGGGGGGGGTGCCGCGCGAGGTGCTGCGCTCGGATTTCGATCGCCGCATCGACGTCATCCCGGTATCCGATCCGAACACGGTCACCGGCACCCACCGCATCGTGCAGGCACAGACCGTGCTGCAGCTCTCCGACAGCGCGCCGGAGATTTACGACCGGGTGGCGACGCATCGCTACATGCTCGAATCGCTGCGGGTGCCGAACCCGGATCGATTCCTGAAGGATCCGAAGGTACGCCAGCGCCAGGACCCGGTGTCCGAGGGTATGGCGATGATGATGGGCCAGCCGGCGCATGCCTTCCCGGAGCAGGACCATGCCGCGCACATCGAGGTGCATGCGAACTGGTTCGGCACGCTGCCCGAAGAGTTGCAGCAGATGCTGATGCCGGTGCACCAGGCCCACATCGCAGAGCACCTGGCCTGGGCATATCGCATCAAGGTGCAGGAGCGGCTCGGTATCGCGCTGCCGATGCCGCAGCACGCCGCGGATGATGACGAGCAGCCGGAACTGCCGCCCGAGGTCGAGGCGCAGCTCTCGGCGCGCATCGCGCAAGCCGTGCAGACCTTCGATGACGAGCAGCAGCGCTTCCCGCCGCCCGAACCACCCGAGGTTGTGGAGGCGAAGCAAAAGGCCGCGATCGCCGAGCAGGCCGCTGGGGCTGAGCAGGAGCGCAAGCAGGCCGCGCATGACGCGGAGATGGCACGGCGTCGTGACGAGGCCGACCGCAAGGCCGCGCTCGAGATCGAGGAGCGCGCCCGCCAGGACGAGCTGGCCCGCGAGCGCGCCGGCATGGAAGCGGATGCGTTGCAGCGCCGGCACGACGAGGAGCTGGCCTTCATGCAGCGCAAGCACGACATCCAGATCGAGCAGATGCGCGAGGAAGGCATCGAGCGCAGCCGCATCGAAGAGGAGCGCGCGGCCTTGAAGATCGAGATGGACTACCGGGCTGCGGAGCAGAAGCGCGAACAGGAGTCCAGGTCCGCCGATCAGAAGCGCGAGCAGGACGCGGCCAAGGCCGCTGATGACGCCAAGCGCCGCGAGGGCGAGCAGAGCGCCGCGGCTCAGAGCAGCGCGCCGGCCGACGACAAGCTGGCCAAGCGCATCGAGCGTATCGAGCAGGCGGCACAGAAGCAGGCCCAGCCCGATCCCCGCATCGACAAGGTGCTCAAGGGCGTCGGCGACATCACCAAGGCGCAGGCCGCGCTGGAGAAGCGCCTCGACGACATGGAGCGCAGGGCCGATCGCCGCCGTAAGGCCGTCGCTGCGTTCGCGAAGAAAGAAGGTCTCGCCGAGGTCGGCGAGTTCATCGCAGGACAGGAGAAACACTGATGCCTCGCAAGATCGACACCACCACGCTGGCCAATGCAGCGACCGACTACGCCAGGATGTTCCTGAGCCCCGACCGCAAGAAGGGTGATCTCTGGGTCAACGGCCCGAGCCGGGTTATGCAGGACCTGTACAACGCCGCGTACCGCGACGAGCATGACTACCTGCGCGATGCGATCCGCGAGGAGCTGGGCAAACGGGCGCGGGACAGGTTCGATGCGTTGGCCGCGAAGAAGTTCACGCCGCGCAAGGATGCTGCGTTCGAGGCCGAACTCGCCGCGCGCCTGGGCCAGACACTGGACGGTGATCACCGCGAGGGTGCGATTGGGCGCGTCGTGGTCGGGCAGCGCTACATCTGCCACGCCTCGGTCGAGGTCGAGGCGCCGTGGTCGATTCAGCGGCGCAAGGCGCGCGGGCTGCCGCTGCACGTGGCGGACCGCGACGACCGTGAGCTGATCACCAAGATCGTGCCGTACTACTGGCCGATCTACGCCGGCGAGGCCGAGGAGCGCGAACGCCCCGACGGTGTGGCCGATGCGATCGTGCTGCCGCCGAACTATCACGGCATGGGGGCGCCGCGCTCGCTGTCGGCGGCGTCGATGGGTATCAGCAACGAGGCGGCACTACTGGCCTGCGATGCCGTGGTGGATCTGCTGGATGAAGGCTCCGGCGCGGCGGTGATGAAGGGCTACGAGGCCGCGCGCGCCACCGACGTTGACACCGCGGTCGGTGCGCAGACGCTGGGGTTCACGCTGGTGTGCACAGATCCAGCGTTCGGCGCGGCTGCCGATGCCGCCCCTGGTGGTACGGCAACGGCTGCAGCAATCACTGACGATTCCTCGGCTGACGCGACCATCACGCTGGCGTGGCTGCGGGTATCTGCCACCAACGATGGCGCCACGCCGCTCGATGACCACATCGACGGCAATGCCGGCACGTCGGGAGAGGACTACAACTTCAACACGGTGAGCATCGTCGCCGGCGCCGTGGTGTCGATGACCTCGTGGACGGTGACGATGCTGGAGGCCCCGGCGTGATGCCAGTGTTTCGCGCGGTGGAACCGCTGCTGCGGCGGCAGTAGAGGATGAATCGCCGATGACTCTCTCAATCAACAAGGAAAGCAGCCCCGGCCCCGCGCCGGGGTTGTGCGTTTTGGAGCGCTAAATGGCCACCACCTACACCGAAGCTCGCGCGACGCTGAACGAAATGGCCGATCGCGTGAACGCTGCCCGCAGACGCGCACAACAGGCCCGCAACCAGTACACCGTCGCGCAGGCTGAGCTGGCCGGGTTGCCGGCTGCCTATGCGACGTTCGTCAGCGACATCAACGCCGCGGCAACTGCAGACGACTGGCCGCAAGCCGACGCGCAGAAGGCCGAAAAGGACCAGATGGTCACGGAGTTCAACGCGCTGAAAGCTGAGGTTGAAGCCATCATCGCTGCTATCGACGCGGTGTAATGGCGCACGTCGCGACCGTCACGATCCCGGCGGCTGCAAGCACGCTGACGGACTTCCCCGTCACCGTCACGCCCGATGATGCGGCGGGCTGGGCGACGTTCTGGGCAACGGTCACCGCTGATGGCGGCGATCTCCGCTGCTATCTCGATGACGACACGACACAGCTACCGCGTGAGGTGGTCGCACTCAACGTCGGGGCTGAAACGGGCGAGATCCATGTCAAGGTGCCGACTGTTTCCTCGTCCGCTGCAACCGACATCCACATCCACGCCGACGGCAGCAGTTCCGAGCCTGCGGCGGATAGCACATTCGGCTCGGAAGCGGTGTGGGCGGATTACGACGGTGTCTACCACCTCGAAAATCCCGGCACGTCCGTCGTGGACTCGTCGGGCACAAACTCGAACGGCACCAACGACGGCGGTGCGGAAGCTGCTGGACAGATTGGTGAGGGTGTCGAGTTCAATGGGTCAGGTGGGCACAGCGTCAATCTCGGCACCGGCATCGATAACCTATGGAGTGGGGGCGCGACGTTTTCGCTGTGGGCGCGCATCGATTCGGTTGGCGCTGGCGCGGGGCGTATTTTCCAGTCGCAGGCCGGCGGGAGCAATGGATGGCTCGCATTTGTCGTCAACGAGTCTGGATCGAATGTTGACGTACGACTGAATTCACAGCGCGCGTCAGCTAACGGCGTGTGGCAGGCGACCACTACGCTCGGCACCAGGCACCTTGCATTCACCTACAACGATGACACCTTAGGCGTTGACCCGAAAATCTATTCGGACGGGTCATCGCAGACCGTCACCGAAGTCTCGACCCCCTCTGGCAGTCCCGGCAGCGACGCCTCAAACCCCAAGGTTTTGGGGAACACTGCTGTCAGCGGTACCAACGAGTTCGACGGCGTGCTGGATGAGGTGCGATTCCGGCGCAGCATCCTGTCCGCCGACTGGATCGCCTACGAGCACGCCAACCAGGACGATCCGGCGGGGTGGTATTCGGTTGCGGCTGTGGGCGGGGGCGTGACGAGTGAGGGCGACCAAACCCTCGCCGCCATCACCCAGGCCGGCACGGGTAGCGCCGAGACCGTAGGCACTGCCGCGCAGACGCTGAGTGCGCTGTCGCAGGCCGGCAGCGGCACGCTCACCGTGCCGGGTGCTGGGGAGCAGGTCCTGGCGGCGATTACGCAGGCTGGCGAGGGCGCACACACCACCACCGCGGAGGGCGCGGGCGATCAGACCATCGCCGCGCTCACCCAGGCCGGTGACGGCACTCACACGCTGGCCGCGACTGGCACCAGCGACCAGACTCTCGAGGCACTGACCCAGGCCGGTGCTGCTGAGCAGATCATCGCCGGCACCGCGGCGCAGGTGATGGCGGCGATGCAGCAGGCCGGCGCTGGCCTGGAGACGATCACAACGACCGGCGTGCAGATCATCGCCGCGCTCACGCAAGTGGCCGCGGCGGCGCTGGAGCACGAGAGCACCGGTGCCCAGAACGTGCCCGCGCCCGAGCAGCATGGCGACGGCACGCACTCCGTCGCAGTGGAGGGCTCTGGTGCACAGACCATCCAGGCGCTCGAGCAGGCGAGTGAGGGCGTTCACCCGCAGCCCCTGGGCAAGAGCGGCGTCAACCGCCTCGCGCTGAGCGAGCAGCACGCCACGACCGCGCGCGCACCGAGCTTGGCCGATGTTGGCCGGCGCCGAGAAGAACTGCGGGCGCGCAGTGATGACGTGCAGCTTCGCGCCCCGGTACAGCCCGGCGATTTCGTCGACCCGGAAAGCGGCGCCATCGTGCGTGCGCCGCGCCCGAGCAAGAGCAAGGTCGAGGCGAGAGCACCAGCCGTCACGACGCCGGGACGCGGCATCGACGCGCCGCTGCCCGATGACGACATCGAAGAACTGCGCGAGCTGCTCGGCAAAGCCGAGGCACGCCGCCGCAAGATGATGACCGCAGCGCTGCTGCTCTACTACGCGGAAGGCCCCTGATGACACTGTGGGACGCCTACCGCGCCAAGCTCGCAGAGAACATCGCCACGCTCGGTGAGAGCATCGCCGCAGGCAAGGCCAAGGACCACGCCGAGTACATGGCGATGGTGCGCGAGCGCAAGGCGCTCAAGCAGTGCCTTCAGGACTTCAACGACCTGTTGCGTAACTACGAAGGGGAGTCGGCGTGATGCTTGTCACCGGGCGCGCGAACGGAGCTAAGAGGGCACGGCCATGGCGCTAGATTTCATCGAAGGCTTCGACCATATGGCTGATGACGGGACGCAGTACACCCGTAAGGGGTGGGAGTGGTTATTCTTCGGTGACGGTAATCAGCCTGGCCGCCGAGCAGGAAGCCAGGCTTATACTTGCACCCAAACCGCGCGCATGCTCTGGCGAGCGATCACCGAATCGCAATGGATCACCGCGGGCGCTGCTTATCTTCTCCCGTCGCAGGCGGTAACAGGCACCGGCTATTTCATGTATCTCGGCTCGTCAGACACGAGTCAGTGCGGGCTATTCCTCAACGCGGATAACACGGTTTCGTTCCGTCGCGGCACGACCACGCTGGGCACCAGCACGGCAACGTTAGCTGATGCTGCGTGGAACTATGTCGAGATGCGCGTGAAGATTCATGCCACTACGGGTGAGTATGAGGTGCGCCTTAACGGCGTCAACATCCTGTCGGATACCAACGTCAACACCGACGATGCCACGACTGAGAGCGCGAATCAGATCGCGATCATAGGGCGGCCAGCGATATCGTCAT